TACATCAACAATGCGCTCAATCAAATCTTGCGAAACCGGAAGCCTTTGTTCTGTAACATCAAGAACAATGCGGAAATAATACGGTTTTCCGCCGTATTCAAACCATTCCTCAATATCTGTGCCGGGGCAAATGTCTGAAAGTGCGAAAATCAAAGCACCTTTTGTACCTAAATGCCGATGCACATATATGCTGGAATTGATCTGTGAACGCTTGGTTTCGACTGTTCCCTCATATAAATACCAATCAACCTTATAATCGCGTGCGAGAATGTCAAGCAGTTCTTCGTCAAGCTGAAAGATATTAGTATATATCGTTAGCTTATCACAATCGTTGTAAAGCTGTTGCAACTCGTCTGCGGCAACAGAAGCAAGTGCTATCATATTACTGTCGCGCGATATGGCATATGGAAATGCACGCAGCAGATTTTCTCGTGATACATCCTTACTCATCTTCGTAGCCCCCGTTTGTGACAGTAATTGAGGCAACCGATGCATACTGTGGTGTTGTATGGTCATCACCACTGCGCAAAGCTACAAATGACGGCTCTGCTATTACTGTGCCACATGGTAGCCCTGCTTTGCGGACGATTCGAGATAACACGCACCGTCGTATTCGTCAAAATACGGACTGTCTTCGTCAAACAAAATGCGGGAGAGACGGTATCCGGCATATAGGTTGCCAAGCTCCGCCTGCTCCCGCAGGTCGTCATATTTCCGTTTTGCCCATCCGTCCGGTTCGGGCGGCTCATCATCAAGGCGGTCATCTTTCGACTGTTCATCTCGGAAGAATGTTCTTATCTCATCAGAAGACAGATCACCGTGCTTAAAATCGCTGAACCGCCGACGGTCGATGCAATAGCCGTGATGATCCACCGTTTCATATTCGAAAGCAAGTTGGTGAATTCCTCGATGCGCGTTTTCTCCTTCCATACGAGATCGGAAATAAATTTCTCGCGCATTCTCCCATCCTGTTCGAGCAGCTCCTTGTTCTGATTCAACAGTGTCTGCACCCTCGGCACGATGCTCTCCGCCGTTTTCTGCACATTCCCGGTCACTTTCTGTGCCCAATTCCGGATTTCGTTCCACATCTCGTCCGTATATGCCTGCGATTCTTCCTTGGTTGTCAGCTCCGCTATCTGCTGATACAGCGTGGGCTGAAAAGTCACTGCCTGTTTTGTCCATTCCCGAAAGGCGTTCCAATCCTCCTTCGGAATCGCATAAACAATCGGCTGATACGATGTTTCCTCTATCGTCCTGACCGCGGTCTTGGATGCCGCTTTCAGCTTGTCCATGGGACTGACTGCCGGCGTGTTCTGTAATTTGTTTTCGTATTCTGAATTCATACTCTAAATTCTCCTTCGTGTATTTGTTGTCGTGTAATTTGTTGTCCCGGACTTTTCTGCCGTTCGGACAGGTGAATGTGATATATTTTCTTTCCTCCGTCCAGGTGACGGAATAACCGACAGAGGCAAGGATATCACAAAACTCGCGTCTGTCGCCTGCCTGCGTCATGGCAGTGTCAATGTCATTGATCAGTCCGAACTTCCAGCCCTCACCTCTCATCGTTGCACGGTACTCCCGCGTACCGATGCCCTGACCGTTTCTGCGCTCCGACGGCGGCAGCACAGACAGACCGTGGTCACGGCAGATGTCATCGCTGATCTTCCGCAGTTCCTGCAGCGTGTTCGGTGTGAAGTGAATCTTTCTGCCGTCCTCGAAGCTGACCGAATTGACAATAAAATGGTTGTGTACTCTCTGAACGCCGCGGTCGTCATGTGCATCCAGATGCGTGGCGACCAAAACCTCGTATCCCGGAAAAGATCTCCCGGCAAATTCCAGACCGATACGGTGGGCTTCCTCATAGGACTGAATTTCCCCCGGCAGAAAGGACTGCACATACTGATAGAAGTAAGTGCCCGATGCTTTGCCGTAAAGATTTTTGGTTGCCATGAACTCTTCATACGCGTGCTGACCGAGGCAGTTGACACCGCCGACATACTGCCGTCCGTTTTCGTCAACGGTTTTCTTCTCCTGCACGCAGTAACGGATACAACCGCGCATGGCACTCGGTGTCTGCTTGCTCTCCTTGATAAAAATAACGGTTGCCATGGGACATCAACCTCCGCCCTGTATCACCGCATCGGTGTCGGCATACAGTCTGTTGATTGCCTCATAGCACCGACCGATGCCATCCGCCGTTGCGGTCAGATTGACCGTCCGCACCACGCCCTGATGCGAGAGCATGGTGAGCTGATTGAGATTGCGGCTGATACATTTCAGCTCATGAAGAACCGGCTTCAGTTCTTCAATCTGATAGATTGTCTTGCCGAGCGCCGAGATGCGAAGATATTCACCGATGCCCATGCCGATACCGGCGGCAATCTTTTCAATTGCTTTCCATTCTCTGTCTGTCATTTCTCGCATAACCGGTCATATTCCTGGCTGTATAATCCTTACCATTATCTATGTAGATATACTGTGGAACACTTCCCGCATCTTTATATAGAAGCTTCAGGAGCGATTGTTTTAAAATGTCACTATTGGCATCCTTACACATAACATCTCCAATAATCCTTCTACTTTTAATATCTACCCATGCCACCAGATGAGGCTTGATGGCTGTCACTTTTCCGTTTGGATGTGTATATGCAACCCAACAGTCAAATGTATGTTCATCTCCCATTACCACCTGCATGACCTTGAGATCTTTGGTATTTCGTTCGCACTTTACCATGACCTTGTTTTTATATTCACGCTCACCCCGGCTTGCAAGATACCAGGCATTTCTCATTCCTTCATCATTCATCAAATGACTAATATAGCGAGCAACAGACTGATAGGATGGTATTTTCTCCCAATGATTGATATTTGCTATTGCCTGAAGTTTTTCATAAAGCATTTCTCTTGTGCCCTGATTTTGGGCAAATTCCTTATTGAACCAAATATTTTTTATTACCTGCTTCACTTCCGGAGTAAAACTTGGAAATGTTCCCGCTTCTTTCGGTTTCCGGCATAAGCAGAGCACCTTGAAGAAATCATAATTACCACCATCCTGCTTGTGCATTTTATCCGCCCATGCTGATGCTTCCTGATATGCTTTTGTATATCTGTATAGAGTTCTTTTCCCTTTGCCAAGTCTTTCCTGTGCAAATGTTTCAGCGAATTCAGTCCTGCCCCTTTCGTCATACTCAAGGAACTCCCTGACAATATTTCCAAGCTCCATCGCCTTATACCAGTCTTCTTTTCGATTTTCAATGTACCAGTCAATGTCTTCCTCAACGTACCACGGAGTTTCCCCCGCCTGATCCGCTTCCTGAACCGGAGCTTCCGCAACCGCTTTCAGCTTTTCCCTCTCCTTCCAGGCTGTTCTTGCCTTCTTAGATAAGGATGAAATTGCAACCATTATCATTTCTTTTCCACCAGTTTCCCTCTGTTCTTTATCAATAAGAAACTTCTCCGGATTTCGGTGAACCCTTCTCTGCATGGTTGCATAAGTTGTACCTTCCAGTTCTGCAGCCTCGTTGAGTGTCACATATGCATCCGCCATTATTCCACTCCTCTCATGCTGCTATATTTAATATTTCTCTAATCTTCTCAATGTACTTCTCGCCGCTTCGATCTCCATGAAGAATTTTATTCAGATACTGTGGCGTGGTACCAAGCGCATCCGCCAACTGTGCAGCCGTCATGTTATTATCAATCAGTTTCTTCTTGATCTGCTTTCCAAGCTTTGAGTAGTTTCTATTTCCTGACGCTTTCATGCCATCACCTACCTGTGTTATACTTTTCGTTCTACCGGAAACCTCTCTTTCTTTTTTCACACAACCAACCTTTCAATTTATACTTTATGGAGTTTTCTTGTTCTTAGCTTAGTGCCATACATTTCCCGTTTCTTCAGGTCTGATCTTGCGATCACTTCCATCATCTCTTGGGTATTTTTTACTACCAGATACTTTTCAGGATCAAGTCCGTGGGACTTCATTATATTTTTTTGATTCCGTGTCGGGAGCTTTCCATTTTTCATCGATATTTCACCTCCGCACATTCAATCATCTGTTCCAGTATGTCAGTTTCCCTTTGGAGTTCACTTTCTTTCTCCTGAAGTTCCATACTTTTTTCTCTGACATTTTCTAATTCATTGTCAATTCTTTCCTTCAGACAAACCAATGCTTCCATGCTGTTGTCTGTGATAATCAACTTTTATCGCCTCCCTGTTCATCACTGCACCAGTAATCTTTCATAAAAGACCCTATGCAGAAATTTTTATGAATACCGGATGCACACATGTGTGGAACTTTCATTTGTCGCATCCCTGTGTATGTGTTACAATGCTACTAGGTTTTTTAGATAAAAGCCTGAAAGGGGGTGATTCCTGTGGTTACTTCCTTTGATAACTTCAATATTAGATGGAAACAAATTTCCTCTAAAATCGAAGCGGATTGTGTTACTTCCGAATTTGAATGTTCCCTACCAAAGAATTATTCTGATTCTCGTAAGTACCACATGACTAAAGTGGTTTCGCCACAAAAGGAATCAATTTCCTATTGCATCATCTGATGATGTTGCAGCCATTGGAGGGGCTTTGCTCCTCTAATGGATTTTCAAGCTTTCGATTTGATTTTCCCCTATCGAACGATAGTTTTTGATTGAGAAAATCACTTGGATATGTTATTTTTTGATTGGTTTATTTTTAACCCTAAAACAAGTATATCTCCTTTATCGGAGAATGTCAACATATTTTCTCCTATAAAGGTGATTTTGTGCTTGAATTAGGAGAATGGAGGTATTCATGGAATTGGATATTCAATCAATAGGAAAGAGAATAAAAAAACGTAGAAAAGAATTGCACCTTACACAAACCGAAATAAAGGAAAAAACAGGTATTTCATCTGGAAATATGAGTGATATAGAACGAGGAAACCGATTGCCCGCTGCCACAACATTGGCACAGTTATCTGAAATATTGGATTGTTCTATAGACTGGATACTAACAGGAAAATCTCCCGTATCGGAGAATTTAATTTCCCCTGATATAGGAGAAAAAGACCAAAAACTTTTAAGTCTCTTTCATGAAATCTCTGAAGAAGATCAGGAAGAGCTACTAATGATTGCACAGCTGAAATATAATCGCACACAGAAATCAAAA